TTGCAATAATTGTTTCTTGCTCTGTTTCTAACATACCTTTTGCAACATATATCACAGAACCAGCAGTAGTTAATTGATCTGTTAATGCGTCTGCTGTACTATTTGTGTCAGCTGATGCAGCACTACCAGTTAAATTAAGTGAACTTGATGTTATTCTAAATTCTAATTCACCTGTTTGAAATTTTAAATTACCATCAACTTTAGGATCAGGTATTAAAAATGTTCCTTCAACATTACCACTAGCATCCGTAATAAGTTGACTTCCAGCCACAGGAGTGGTTGCATCTGAAAAACTTGAACTAGATGGAGTAACATGAGCATTTACATTTACTTTATCAAAGAAAGTAAATACTTTTGTATTTGGTCTAAACTCTGTTCCTACAAAAGAAATACTACGAGAACGAACCACAGGGATTATTGCTCTATTAATTACACGAAATCCTTGCGACTCTCTGTCTACTTGTTCAATAACATCAGTTCTTACACCTGATCTATTTTGTATTCCTCTTCGTGTAAGAATACCTCTTTCAACTAAATTACCTTGAGCATTTCTTTCTACGACAGAACTAAATTGTTGTATGCCTGTCCACTGTGTTTGCCATGCGTTCCATATTGTTCCTATTTGATTTTGATTTGCTTCTAAAACAGCATCAAAGTTTCCTTCAACATTAACAACTAATTCTGGAACAACTTCAGTTTCAAACCATTCATCTGCATCTGGAGTAAGAGCAATCTGTCCTACCCACTCATGAGATAAAAGTGGAGCAACTTTTTCTACTCTTGATGCAAAAGGATTTGAAGCAAAAACTTCCTCTGTGTAAGGTAAAGTTATAAGATCACCAGTTTTTTGATAACCAGCATTTGTTCTATCAGCAGTGCTAGAAACATTCTCTTCTAGAAATAAAGCTTTAGTAGTGTGTTTAGGTCTTAGATGTCCTAGTTGCATATCCATAGAACACTTATAATCTTTATGAACAACGTCACCTACTCTATGACCACTAAAATTATCAACAACAAAACCAGATTTAAAACGATTTAATCCATTCTTATCCGTAATCTCAAAAGATTCAGCATCTCTCTCTAGTAAATTTAATGCAGTATAATATTCTATATGATTAATTCTTCTCTCTAATTCACCAATATCTTTCATGGTAAATCTTTGATTTTTCTCTCTTTGTACATCTACATCCGTAGGTTTAAATGTAAATGCTGGTAAAAATATTGTTGCTAGTTTCATTGATGCATCAGGACTTTTTGGTACAATTGGAATTTCAGCACCAACACCTTCATTAACATTAATGTTTCCTTGAAAATCCATTGAGAGAACAGCAAATTTTGGTAAGAAATATTCAAAGTCACTTTGTATACTTGCACCTGGCTGACAAACATCTACCGTAGAAGAACCAGCACCATCATATTGTCTATGAAAAAAATCAAAAGAGTTTCCTGTAACTTCATCTATAGTTGCTAGTGTTGTTGATGTTCCAGTAATATCTTCAACTCTTGGACGAAAATCATATGTATCGATAAGAGGAAATTCACCAGAAGGTTTAGGTGCATCTGGATCAACCTTTGTTGCAGAGTATGTAGGAATGTCTTCATAGTCCATTTGATTTGCAACATCAACATATGAGTCAACTGTTAAAACATCACCAGAACCATGTTCCAAATAATCATGAACAATTAATAAACGACCTGTAGGAGCAGAACTTCCTGGCCTTCTAACTATTCTTGAAATATCATAAAAGTTATCTCTTTGTCCTGTGTCTAATGTAAATCTACTTGTAACAACATCACTACCATCAGCTGTTGCTGAAACTGCCGCACTCGCACCAGAAGATTCTCCTGTTATTGTATCAGAGGTTGTAAATATTCCAGTTTTTGCAACATAACTAATAGGACTTGATGTAGAAATAATTCTTCCTGTAGCACCAGAAGCAGAACCAGTTATTTTCTCACCTCTTGTAAATGTTCCTGTAATTGTTCCTATTGTTAAAGTTGGAGCAGATGCATCTGTATTTACATCTTCAGAATCATACACAGCAGCAAGATTAAATACATCAGCACGACCAAGTGAAATAGTTCTATCAGTAGGTCTTGTACCATAAGCATCACTTGCACCAGTAGTTACTTTAACTTGTTTCATTAAATTTGTTGTTTTAGTTTTATGTGAAACAGAAGTTTTAAGTATAGTTGCAGATAATTTAACTTTTGCAGCAGAGCCTAAAATAGTGTTGTCGGTAATTGTAATAGTACCAGTTCCAGTTCCAGCAACTTTGCCAGATACCGTTACAATATCTCCTTGAGCTCCAGTACCACCACCAGCAGTAAGAATGGACATTGTATAATCTCTTTCTACAAATGATGCAAAAGTTTCATTCGTTCCAGCATTAAATGTAACAACACCAGAGGAGTTTGTTGTTCCTGTAAACTGTCTTCTTACTGTATATTGAGTATCAGTTACACCACCGTTTGTAGCAGTGAGAAGCGTCTTGACAACTTTCTTAGGAAGTTTAAATATTGCTCTATTTTTTTCTGTATCTTTAAGTCTTGCAACTTGTGGTAACTCTCTGGATACTTCACTAATACCGTCTGCTTCTACACCAGTTGCTAGTTCTACACCATCTAGTAATACTGAATCACCAGAATCAGCACTTGTTGAATCTGTACCATCTAAAGTAATAGAACCTTCTTCACCAGTTTGACTTTCTAACACAAAGTCAGCAGTAAAATCTTGCCCTGAGTCAGCATCTTCCATAAAGACCGACCTAGCATCAGAAAATGTTTGAACGGTTATTTCTGAAATAGTGAGATCAACATTAGCAGAACTTTCTACAATACTATCTGTTTCAGCAGAATCAGAAACTTTAATTTTTTCTCCAGCAGAAAATATTCCAGTTACATTTTGTAAATTTACAAATTCATTTGCAGTACCATCAGCAAATACGATACCAGTTGCACCAGAAGTAACACCAGTTACTAAAACTCCACCATTAGTATGATTTGAAATGAGTGTTGCTGAAGGAGTTCCAGTTAATTTTAATTTAGTGAAAATATTTATATCAAACAAAAACAATTTATATACAGAAGTATTATTTGAAGAAGTCGAACCAGCAGCACCAGAAGAATATTCTATTGATCTTGCTCTTGACACACCAATTAAATTACCTTTAGCAGAACCTCTTGTTCCAATTTTATCATCATATATTTCTATTTTTTTAAATGCTGTAGACTCACCACTAATAAAAGTAACATCAGGAGTTCCGTAAACATTTGTAATAAATGCAAAGTTTCCTACATCAAAAGTAGAAACACCAGCATTTACTGTATCAAAGTCTCTGGCCTTATTAATATCTTTAATTGTTGGAGCAATTTTTTCTATCTCAAAACCGCTAACATATGCTTTGCCTGGACTTACTTGTAATGCTAACAAACTTGAGCTTGCAGTATTACCATCATCCGTAGCACTACCACTTGTAAAAACACCAACAAAATTTTCATTTCTAACAGATGTAGTTACAGATTCTTTTGGTGAAAATTGAAAAGGTCTAACCGTATAATTACCAGATTCATCAAATGTTCTTCTTGCAAGAGTTTCTTCTAGAACAGAATACTCCGTAGTTCTAACTTGCGACTGTATAATACCATCTTTAACGTCCATTATTTCAACAAAGGTATTATCAGCTGTTGAGTCCCTATCAAGTTTAGAAAGTGCTAAACTAATCTGTAAACGATGAGCGCCTTTTGCGGCAAAGTTTGAAGAACCTGTAGAATTATCTAAAAGAGTTGTATCTGATTCTGGAGTAACAAGATTTTCTGTTACTGTAAAACCTACACGATAGGATGGGGTATTACTATACTTGTCAAGAACAAAAGTTTCTTCAGAACAAGTTACAAACATACCACGAATATAATATACACCAGCTTGAACAGTTACAGCAGAACCTTTTCTGGATGCAGGCCCTGTCGAACTTATTAAATTTGCAGCAGATGAACCAGCAGCTGCACTGAAAGATGAAGTAAAAGTTGTTGCAGATGCTATATTAGAAGAGTAGGATGTTACGTGAGTTACACCAGCACTTGAAGAAATATTTTCTCCATCAGCAAAAAAACTTGTTTCATTGTCTGTACCAGTTGCAAGATATCTAATATAAAGAGTTGGTTGATCAGTTGTAGTGGCTGCATCAAAACCAACAACTACAGCTGTAACACCAGAAGTTGCACCAGTAATAGTAACAGGTGTTGTAGAGTTAAAATACTGAGAAGGGTCTACAGTTTCAGACGCAAAAGTTGATGCAAGTTTTAAAGAATAGTACTGTAAATTTAATGAAGAATTTCCAGGCACAACCATTGCACCTTCAGCAAAAACGTGACTACCATGCCTCTCTATTTGACTTTGAAGAGTAGATTGTAATTGTGTTAATTCTCTTGCTTGAATTGCAAAGCCTGGACGAAACAATACTCTGTTAAAATTATCTGTTTCACTAAAATCATCAAAATATGGAGAAACATTAAGATCAGTTTTTTGTGCCATATTATTAGAACTCCACTATGATTTTGATATCTTCTGTTTGGTCTGTAGCTCTTGATATTGGTTTACGATTTTCTCTATAGATAATATTCCCACTATCTGGTTGTAATTCTGGATTAGCAAAACCGTCTGTAAACGTGATGGTATTTCCTCCCTCCAAACTAACTGCCGAATCAGCAGAAGAGTCTGGGGTTCCAGTTGCACTTGAACTACCACCAGTTACCGTACCTGTTCCAGAAAAAGCATACTGTCCACCTGTAGAACTTAATGCACCATATCCTCCAAATCTTTCTTGTTGATAATAAAGTATCTTCAGTGTTGCATCATATTCGATAACTTTTCCTGTAGCAACAAAACCATCTGAGTTTGTTTGCGTTATTGTTTCATCAGCAGTAAATGTGCCAGGCGATCCACTGAACTTCATTGCATACGTTGTTCTATAAGTTGTCGCAGTTCCCACTGTAGATGTACCAAAAGTTGTAGGATCAATAACTAAATTAATATTTCTAAAATCGTTAGCAGTAAGGAAGTCATCATTATCTGCACCCTCAAGAGTTGATTGAAGAAGAACATAGTGACCGCCAAGTTCTGTAACAGCATTACTTCCATGACCACCCTTTGGTGAAATCACAACTGAAATAGCTGCACCAGAACCACCGATTGCAGAAGCACTACTAAGAGATGTATCAGAAAATGTGAAACCACTTCCAAGATTAACTGTACCAAATGTATAACCAGCACCAGCTTGTTGTATACCAGTGTTACCAGTTGATACTGCTGAAATAACATTACTTGCAACTGTTATCTTTACTATTGCACCGCTAGATGTTCCCTGACTTGTACCATCACCATACACAGCTGCATAGTATGTTCCGTTTGTCAAACCACTACCAGCATTAGTAACTATAACTGAATTTATAGAACCATCAACTGCAGCTGCATTTACTGTAGTGTCTGTGGATACTGGCATAAAATCTGTTGTTAGGAATGTTGCTTGTTCTGAAGCAGTTATAGAATACATATATTTAAGAGTATATCCACCAAGAACAAAAGTAGAAGTTGATTCTGAGGTAGGTTCTGCACCACTATATGCTGATCCACCGTTATTGTCTAAAACTTTATATACACGATTGTCAGAAGTTCTAAAAAAGAATGTTGAGTCAAATATATTTGTTGCACCAGACGTTGTTGCATTTGATGAACTGATATTATCTTCGTACATATCATACGTTGTACTATTTGCCCAATCTCTACGTGGTATCGCATACGTTATATTTGTTGATGCAATCTTTTTTGCGGCTATCGCACTATCCCAAGTATAAAATTCTCTGGAAATATCATCTGCTGGAGTTGGTGGAGAATCATCTGATCCACCAGAAGTTCCAGAAGTGAATGGCATCGACTTACCTATCATAAGATAGTAAACTGTTGCAGAGGCTTCACTAAACGACTCAAAAAACTGAGTGGCATTATGTTGCCTAAATTTTTCTGTAATAATTGCTGTCATTTGTTTTCTTCCTCTTAGTATTTATAAGTCTTTTACGATGGTTCCGTTGGCCAAGTTATAGTTCCTTGCACAGTTGTGTCATTATATTTTGAAGGCAAGTCTCTAAGTTCTTGACGATAGGTTTTCCAATCATCAGACAAAGTTAGGTCAGACGTAGCTCTCCAATCTGTTTTTAAAAGTTTACGATCACGTTCTTCTCTAACCCATACCCACCGCCGAGCTGCAGCACCATCACGCCATGTTTTTTCTTCACTTTCACGCAATGCCTGTTCTTCGTCACTCATCTCAACTTCAACGCCATTCACCATTTTTTTGTAATTTGCCATTCTCTAAACTCCCCCTATGCACTTGGCCGTTTATATAAACGAATAACACCAGATGTAAAGTTTCCAGCAGAGGGTA